ATGCCCAACTCCGACCTGCTCCCTTCCCTACTCTTCAAGATCAACGAAAACCAGCTCGCCCTCGAAGCCGCCATCATGGAGCTGTCCAACTGGGTCGAGCAGCGCGGGTCGGCAGATGTCGCCGAGAATGTCCGCGGCGCACTCTGGACGATCGACAAGAACGAGGAGTTCATCAAGATGACCCTGGCGGTTTTGATGGCGCCCGACTGACAGCTCGTCGCCTCACCCTCGCCCGTCCGCAGCGCCTCGATTACTGTATATACAACCAGTAATCAGCAAGGCATGCCCGTGAAGCCCCTTTATATAGAAGACACCGACGATTGGCTCGGCACCCCAACTTCGCTCGAAACCTGCCGGCACCAGCTCAGGATGTACGAAAACGAATTCGAAGCGCTCACCCTCAAGCTCGATCGGGCACTTGAAAATATTGAGGGCTTGGTTCGTGACAATGACGCGCTCACCCAGGAGAGAAATTCCCTTAGGGCAAAGCTTCAGTACGCCGAGGGGGACTTACTGAGCGAAAGGGGAAGATTTGCGGACGTGGCGCACCAGAGAGACCACCTCTTCCATGAAAACCAGCGACTGCTCAGGGAGTTGCGTGAGCTGAAGATCTGACCGCCTTCACATACGCCTGACACGCCTGCAGGGCAATCAGCCCCCGGTCGCCGGTGTCGGTGATGGCGATAATTCGTTGAGCATGCGCTGGGTCAAGTCGGGCGCGTACGGCTGCATGATCCACGCCGCCGGCGCCGGCGGTGGCTGGCACACCGCAGCCTTTGGCAGCGTCGGTTGCGTCGAGGAGGACTGACAGCCGCAAATCAGAAGTGGCAAGGCGATCGCGCAGGCGATCTTGGTTCTTTTGAGCATCGGTCATTTTCCTGAAGTGGGTTTGCTCGCTGTCCGCCAGCTGCTGCTCGAGCGCCAGACGTTTGTCCTGCTCGGCCTGCTGCGCGGTCGCCGCGGCCTGAGTCAGTTGGTTGAGGGTTTCGGCGTTCTGCTGGGCTTGCTCGGCCAACTGCTGACCGTAGCGCCAATCCTGAAACTGCCAGGCGCTGCCGGCGCCGATCAGCACCAGCGCCAGCGCGCCCACCGCTTTCCACGGAACAACCATCACGGCACATCCTTGAAGAAGACGTGCCCGCCCAACTTGAGCGTTTGTTTGGCCTTCGCCGCCCAAGCCGGCGCCTTGATGCTGGTGGCGTAGTAGTGCGTGGCGCCGCCAGTGGGATCAGGCACCTTGCCGTCGATCACCTGGTCAGCGGCGATCCGGCATTGCGCGAGTTCGCGGAACGGGATTTCCTTCACGCCGATCAGGAACTGATAATTCGGGTCGGTCTTGTTCCAGCAACTGAACTGGTACGGCTTTTGGCACACGCCAGCGTAGCCCTCGCCCCACCAAGACTTTTCTTTTCCATCAAACACACGGTTGCGGATCGTCCAGGCCACGGCGATCTGGCCGGCAGTTCCCTCGCCGCGGGCTTCGCCCCACAGCGTGCGGGCGAGGATGTCGCGATCTTTATCGGTGACAGGCATCACTTTTCTCCAGGCAAAAAAATACCCGCTCAAGGGGCGGGTTCTTTGGTTAGCAAACTATTAGGGCCGGACAGGCCGATGATCTGACGAGGGGAAGTTCTCGGACCCATCTTTCCAATTACGAACTTTGGTGCGGTACTGCAGCCACTGCACGCGGGTACCGGGCAATGCGCCCGTGTTTTCACCTGTTGCCTCGGCCTCCTCAAGGGCCATCAGCTGATTCGCGATCACATCAATTTCCGTCTGTTGCCATGCTGCTTCGACTGAAACCTGCTCTCGGTGCATCGCCGCGTCCGCTTGAAGATCAACGGCCCACTGTGGGATGTCCTCATAAAGAGTTTCATCCGCGTCCAGAGGGATTTCGCTGTCCACAAACCGCCAGGTGCCGTCTTCTCGGATTGCCCACATAGATTCACCGCTCATTTAAAAACCCGCAAACATCAATGACGACAGAGCCACCGCTCAGCACGGCGTATCCCATGCGCTGCGTTGCATCCAGTGGAAAAGCGAGGCCGGCAGATACCGCTGTCGCTGTTTGCTGGCGAATCGGCTGCCCAAGCAAAGACGCGTGATAAAGCAGTGCCGGAGTAGTGTTTGGACTGACGTTGATAAGGGCCGTAAAGCTGACAGGAGGCACGACCGGGCTGAGGGCAAATGCAATCGGCGTCGTTTGCACCCCACCATTGAGTACCCGAAACGGTACGACGTTTGTCGCACTCAGCCAATAAACAAAATTCGTCGCGTCGTGCTGGAACTGGAAAATTTGACCGGACGAATTGGTTTTTACTGCGCCCAGATACCGCCTGCTTGCATCACCAGATTTGGTTCGCGCTGTGCCGCTGTAGGTGGCCGAAGGTGCCGTTGCGGCGATCTCTACGGACGGCGTGCCGGAGCTGTCGAAAAGGTACGCGTAGAACCAGGTGTTCGCTGCAAGCGACAATCCTGAAACGGTGATGGGGGAGCTGACCTGCAGTGTTTTCCCTGTGCCAGGAATGAATGCGGATCCACTACCTACGGATACCGAGTTACTGCTCCCCCAGCTCAGATAGAGCCCTTCAATATATCCCGGTGAAACGCCGCCTTGAGATACTGAAATGGGCTTGGTCAGAGCGTTGAGCTCAGTAATGTCCGAGTTCTGTCCACTCTTCGCAGCAACGAGTGTCCCCCTAGCGGCTGAAGCGCTGGCATCGTCCACCAGGGTCTTCATGAAATCTGAAAAACCCAAACCGGTAAGCGCTTCCCCTGAATTAGTGCCACCGGTACCGCCTTTTGTGACGGGCAGAACCTCATAGTTACCAGTCGTGCCCAATGCTGCGAGCTTGGTGCCGAACTGATTGACCAAAGCTCGCAGGGCGTCGGCCGAATCTTTGACGTAGCCCTGCATCGGCGCCAGCGCGAAGGTCCCGGAGGCGTTAGTCGCGCCCTGATAGGGTGGCGCAATCGACAGCGCAGTGTCACTCGCGATGTTTGTCACTTCGTACCAGCCACCGTCAGGACCGCGAAACGCATCGCCGACCCGGCTATTGGCAATAAATGCCGTGCCTGCGCCTATTACAGCGTTGGAATTTTGGACGACAGAAACCGTCCCGGCTTTGTACCAGGGCATCGAATATCTCCGGAATTTATTGTGAATCAGGCCAGCAATTTGGCGCAGAGAAAGGGCCGGTGGCCCTGGTCGGTCCAAGCCGTGAAGGCAAGGCTGTACATCATGATACGGCCGCCAGCGTAATCGACTCCAAGAGCGCAGCCGCCACCGGTACCGTCGTTGTGGCAGTTCATCGTGAAAGGATTGAGGGATACGTACTCACCTACCCCGAGGCTCTTGTTGATACCCCATAAGTATCGGCGCCCAACACTGAGCTGCTCGGTTCCGAGATATGTCCAGTTGCCGGCGGCGAACGTTACGACCACCGCCGGAGCGCCACTGTCGTAAACGAGCGCGCCAGCGCCATCCCACAGACGCATCCCATAAGCAGCGGTGCCCATCGAAGCCCAGGCCGCCACGAAATACTGGCCGCTGAGTGTTTCATTCACCCGAGAGGCGTTCATGGCAAACCCCGTCCAGTTACCTGGCCCTCCCGTGAACCATACCGAAATTGGAACCTGAATCGCACCGCCCTGATCAGGTCGAATGAACACCATTGGCGGGTCTTGGCTGGTTACCGCCCGGGCAAACGTTCCTGATGCAGTTGCCACACCGGAATACGTGCCCTTGGTGAGAAGGCAAAGCCTGGGTGCCTCCGAGTCAATTTGAACAAACGAGTTGTCATTGATGCTCTGAAAGCCGTAACTCATGTCCCGTACCTGATTGCGTAGCCTTTGGCGACGATCCTCGTCTGAATTGTTGAAGCGCCGGCTGAAGGGTTTTTGGGCCGGACCACTACTTGCCCCACCGCCGTCGTCACGTATGGATAGGACTTTGCGTTGCCTGACCCATCTGTTTCAGATGACTGCACATCCTGAGCCCTCGTCGGGATGATCATGAACACGCAGTTGGCAGGGTTGAAGCCCGGAATGTTCAGCGTGTAGCTGGGCGTCGAGCCACTGAAGTCGATCACGCCCTGCCACAGCACTTGGTAGGTGAAGCTATTGGTGTCCATGCCGAGCTGACCGCTCTCGTCAAAAACACGCAGGCCAAATAAAGCCATTGATTACCCCAAATAGCCGAGACGGACCCGCAGCACGTTGTTTGCGTCGTAGACCGAGACGTTCAGCGAGTTGATGACCAGCCGCCCCTGTCCCGGGACAATGCCGTTGATTTCAAGCGTTCCGTCTTTATTGAGAATCCAGCCTTGCTGGCCGGCGATGTAGTTGGTTGAGCTGATGTAGCTGCCGATCTTGGCATTGGTGATGGTGCCGTCAGCGATGAACGCCGAATTCATGAACACCTGGCCACCCTGTACTGCGAACGGCACCGAGATAGCACCGCCAGCAATCGTATTGACGATGGCGAACCGATCAGCCGCGACGAGAAACTGGCTTTGCAATCCAGCACCAGTATTCTCGATGCCGAGGCCAATGCCCGCCGCGACGTACTGCCCATTCGCCGCGACCTGCATCTTCACCGACCACATCGTCGTCAACTTGCCGTTGGTATCAGCAAAGGCAGTGGAGGTCTCTTGAATGGCCGCAGAGTTGTTGCCAACCGACACGTTCAACTGCTCGATCTTCGTAGCGGTCGCCGAGGTGTTGGTAGCAACCACCTCAGTCAGTTCGGTGACGTTGGCGGCTACCTGAGTGATGTTGTCGGTGTTGGAGGTGATCTTCGCGTCGTAGGTCTTCAGCTCGCGGGCAGTAGCTTCTGTCTCCGACGCCCTGACCTTCGATTCCGCCGCAATGCTGGATGTACTGTTCCAGCCTTGCAGGGCGTCGGCAAGGTCTCCCTCCCCGCCGTCGTCTCTGGAAGATGCACGCAGCGCCTGAAATGCGGTTGCTTGAGCCGTGACTACGCCGTCGAGTTCCGTAATTTCGGTGGTGTTGGTCGCCACCTGCTGCGCAAGGCCGTTGGCGGTTTCCACCGTCTGGCCGACGTCAAGCCAGTAGGCAGAATTCGGTGGCGGTGTGTTATTCGGTACCGGGCCAGTCGCCTGATAGATGCGCTTGCCCTGCACCACCAGGTCGTACTCTTCGTAGGTATCGTCAGGGTTGTAACCTTTCAGCCCGTCGAGTGCATCGATCTGAGCCTGCAGACCCGGGATCTTATCGATCTCGTCGAGAATGTCCTGGCCCAACTCGGTGCGACCGATCTCGCCCGCGATCATTTCCAGAATCGCGGCAGCGTCAGCGCTCGACTGCCCCTGCACCCCCATGCCGATCGGATACCACGGCCCGATGTTGCCGATTTTGTCGACTATCCGGCCCCAGAAGTAAAACGTCACGCCAGCCCGCAGGCCGAGCAACGAAAAGTCACTCTGTGGGTAAGCCAAATCGGTCAACTTGGTCGCAGCGTCCAAGCTGGTGGTCGGCCCGTACCAAATTTCAGTGCGCTGACTGTCCTCAGCGCCAGCAGGGAAGCCCCATTTCAGATAAATGCCGAACAGCAGCGGCGTGGCCGTCAGGTAGCTGAGTGCAGGCGGCAAGCCTTCCTTGCCTTTGAGGTTGGTCAGGATCGAGTTGCGCCATTGAGACGAGATGTCGAAGGCACTCACCGCACGGACCCGCGCCACGTAGGCACCGGCGTAGATGCCGACCACGTCCACGTTGGTCATGCCGGTACGTTGCAGCTTGATCCAGTTGCCACTGTCCTTGCGCCATTCCACGTCGTAGCCGACCGCGCCATCCACGGCGGGCCAACTGATGGTCATGGTGGCCACGGCCAAGCCCTGCACCACCGACGACGTCGACGTGAGGGTCACACTGGCCGGTGCCGGAACCACCGTGATCGGGATCACGCTGATTGGCCGCTCCTCCAGGCGTGCGCCGGTGTCGATATGCGCGAACTTGCTCGGCTCGAACTGCAGCGCGCTGATCTCGAAGTCGCCTTCGGTGGTGCGCTTGGTGCGCAGCACGCGGTAAAGCGGGATCGCCAAATCGTCAGCGTCGAGCGCCCATTGCAGTTGCGCGACTGGTGGCTCGCCGTAGGCGACAGTCACCGTTACCGCGCGGCCGTTGACGCTCTGCACGGTGCGCCCTTCGGCGCGGCCGCCCGGTAGGTTGATGATCAGCCGATCACCGGCCTTGGCCTGGGTATCGCGATCGAGCGTGACGACGCGGCCAGCAGCTGACGAGATGCGCCCGCCGACCTCCCGCCCGGCCAGCAGCGAGTCAGCCACCGGAATGATGTGGCCCGGCAGCGGAATAACGCCCTCCATGCCGGTCTTGAACGACACGGTGCGGTCTTGGTTGTTGCTCAAGATCGCCCATTTGCCGCGGCGCTGGGCCTCGGAGGCGCGGGTGCAGCCAATGGCACTCAGTTCGGTCGGCCGGTCGCCGTAGCGGCGCTGAAGGTCCAGGTCAGCGAACGGAATGACGTCGGTGTCGTAGTTGTTCGCCGGGTTGTCGTAGCTGACCAGCGCACGCGTGTACCGGGTTTTCGCCGAGGCGCTACCGTACGAGAATTTGCCGTCGATGACGTTGGCCCGGGTGAAGACGTAATCGAAATCCTGCGCGCGAGGCATGTCGGCCTGCATCACCAGCTGGCCCTGCGCCCAGTACGTCATGCCCCGGTAAATCGCCGAGATATCGCGCAGCAGCGACCAGGCGTCAGCCTTGCCCTGCAGGTTCATGTCGCAGAGGAAGCGCGGTTCCTGACCGCCGAGGCCATTCGGCACCAGCTGGTCGCAATACTGGGCAATGCGGTACAGCTCCCACTTGTCGACCATGAACGGTTTGATGCGTTTGCCCAGGCCGAAACGGTCTTCGGTGCAGACGCCGTAGGTGATCCAAGCCGGGTTATTGGTCCAGGCCGATTTCATCGAGCCGTCCCACGTCCCGGTGTAGGTGCGCAGAATCGGGTCATAGTTGCTCGGCACCATCCAGCGCCGGGCCTTGCACTTCACGGTCACCGCCGGAATGTTGGTGAACTGCTCGGCGTCGAACTCGATGTACAGCAGTGCGGTGTTTGGGTACCGCAACTTGGCGTCGATCACTTCGGTGTAACCGGCCACCAGCATGGTGTCGGCGACCTTGTTACTGTTCTGGTTCGGCGTCAGGCGGCGCACGCGGATCTGCCAGCCCGTGGTGGCGGTCGGCAAATCGATGCGGCGCGAGCGCTCGTAGCGTGTGGTGGTCTTGCCGTCGACAGCGTCCACCAGCACCTGCTGATACGCGCCGCCGTCGGTGGCCACGTCGATGGCGTACTCGATGCGGTAACCGCCGACATTGCCTTCATCGTCCGACCGTTGCAGCGCCGGCCAAGCCAGGCGCATGCGCACGGCCGACAACTGGGTATTGCTGATCGAGCGCACCCACGGCGAATCGCTGCGCAGCTCAATGTTCAGCGAGGTCTCGTTCTCCACGGACGGGATGCCCGGGATATAGGTCTGATCCACTGAACCCGGGCGCCAGTCCCACTTCACGTTCGGGAAGTTGTAGTTGCCGCTGGCATCGCGGATCGGTGTGTTGTCCAGGTAGATATCGTAATCGGTCGGGACGCTGTCGAACTCCCCCTCGCCCACGGCGATCAGCAATTTCGCAAGGTTGGTCGAGCGCAGGCTATCGCTGGCTTCGACCGGCGACTTCGGCTTGCTGCTGCCGCCCTTCTCGCCGTGGATCTCGATCTGTTGCGCTGCGCCCATGCTTTCCTCCAGGCATAAAAAAACCGCCTCGCGGGCGGTTGGTGTGTTGCTGTCCTGCTTACACTTTGTCTTCAGCCAGGATCGAGGCCGAGATGATCATCCCGCCCCACCGGCGCTCGCCGATGCAGATCGGTACCGGGTTGCCGCTGGCCGTGGTGTTCTTGGCGCTGCCGAAGGCGTAGGACGGGGCGTTTTCAGGGGAGGCGCTTTGAGAAAGTCCCTTTGCCTGCGGACTGAGCATCTGGATAACGCCGCCGGCGGTTGAGGCGATACCGCCGGCGATCAATGCCGCCCCTTGGGCCGTGGTAGATCCATAGGCGAAAAAGCCGACGGCGATGAGCACGATGCCCAAAACGGTCTGCATCAATCCGGCGCGCTTGCTGCCCGATACGACCGGGACGATTCGGATCTCCCTTGTGCCACCCAGATCAAAAGCCTCAACCGCTTCGTTCTTCCGATTTCGAAAGATGGCGAATCGCATGCCGAGCCGATCAAGTCGGCGGATCTCATTTTCGAAGCCTTCCAGCGTCACCTTAAGCGCCTTGAAGGCCTCCCATACCCGCTTGCTGTCCACTTGGCGACGATGTACTCGTCCAAACTTTTTGGCCAGTGAGCCAGATAGAAGGATCGTGGTCATTGGATTGTAAGCAGCTGCAACGTCAGCCATGTTCTTCTCCGGGCACAAAAAAGCCCGCTGATGCGGGCCTGGGAATGCATTTAAATTGCCGTGGGGGATATATCAAAATTGTCGCCCGAAAGCGTGATACGACGCCTGACCGTCTCACCGGTTTTCACATCAACCTCGCGCTCAACCAAGCCCCAGCCACCGCATGCGGCGCTCGGCTTGATTCCAAGGATATGTTTTCCGGCTTTTACTCCAAATCGAGCTACCTCGCCTGAGGCGAATTCAGCTGCCAGGGTTCCATCAATGTACAGCCGGTAATTACAGCCAGATCCATATAGACCGCTGTCACGCGTGACGAGCAACTGCGACTCCGACTTGGCACTGAACGCATACAGGCGGTTACTCGGAACCGGATCAGCTTTATCCGCCGGCACCGGCGAAGTCGCACAACCCGCCAACAGCGCTACCGCCAACGCTCCTACGATCAATTTCATGCAGGTCACTCCTATTTAAAACTGGCAGGGATGGTCGGCACTTCGACAACTTTCCCGTCTACCATTCTGAATGAAATTACGCGGCTCGCCCCAGTCATACCGTTCGCATGACTCCAGACCCACATTTGCCCATCAGCCCGGGACACTACTGAGTAGGGAGGCCCCATGATCTGGGTAACTTCATCCTCGGTCATTCCTATCTTCACTTTTCTTGCTTCATCGTATGAAAAGCTTGTCCCTGCACAACCTACAAGGGCTAATGCCAATACAGCGGCAGCGGCGAACTTGGTCATCCTCATGGTTCGTCCTCATCCTGAAAGCACGGACTTTATCACCGGAACACCGCTGTACGAATCATCAGTAACACCCCGCCAATCTCCGATAGTAGCCTCATGCCTTCACAGGCAATGACAAGGACAGCGGCGACATGGGAATTAACAAAGATCGCGCGGCGGCGATTAATAGAAAAATGTGCGCACCCGGCGCCGATGATTTCGGAGTATGCGTTGCTCGCGCAGCCCTGATTGAAGAGCTGGGTTCTACCGGGATGCCAGTCTCAAAAATCATTTCGGCACATCTCCCCCTTAACCGAGATCGACCGGTCACCCAGAAAGATGTGGACTACATCAAGGAATTGGCCGACGAGATAAAAAACAGCGACGAGGACACGCTAGAGGGAATATCCGTCGTTCAAAGTGCGGTGTTTATTTAGGACGAATTCCCCAGTCCTTTGCCTGCAAGCCCAAGGACTGGGATTGCGCCAATTTCGGCGCGTTAACGCAAGGAAAGTGAAATGAGCAAAACGCAACTGTCATCGTTCGAAGCCGGGGTGATGTCCGCTCTCGGTGCAATCTCGCTCTATCTCCGCTCACGCCCGGATTACGACCAAGCGGAGCTGACGAAGTACATCGACTTCTTCAAAAACACCCGTCAGCCGGATGCAGAATCGGGCGCGTTTAACCTGCCTCTCGACGCAGTTGGCGGCGACCTGAGCAATGTTCAGGATGCGATTAAGAAAGGTATCGGAGCTAAGCCGCTGTAGCTTTGATTGGCGCATTGTCGCGAATGACAGCTTCGACAATGCGCACTTTACCGTCTTGTGTTACTTCAAATGGCTGACTCATAAATCTATCTCCCGCGGACTGGCCGCATTATTTGGTTGGTTGTGCATTTTTGTGCCTGAGAATCAGGCGTGTTCGGTCTAACCACGGGCCACCGAAAACGATGACTCCAGACGGTCTTCCGTACAGGTGGTGCAGCAGGAACGGCCCGGGGCCGAACGTTGCTGCATCCTCACCTGGCAGCGCCGGATCGGCGCCGAGAAAAATCCCGGCATGGTTCGGGTAAACCGTGCGCCCCACTTCCATCACGATCATGTCGCCGCGCTGCGGCTGGTCGACCCGATAGAAGCCGGCTGCCTCGTAGTTCGCTTCGTAAAGGCTGGTGTTGTCCTTGCTCTCCCACCAGCCGTCGGCGCGCTTGAAGGCTTCGAACTCCAACCCCCATTCGCGCTTGTACCAGTCTGCGCAGACCTGCCAGCAGTCCCAGGCGCCATGGACGAAAGGCCGCTTCAGCAGCGGCACCTCGCCGGCCGGTGTGATGGTTCGCAGATCGCCCTCGGGCCAGCTCAGGATGTGCCAGGGCAAAGCCGTCGCTTCACACATTGCCATGTCGCGCGGCGAAGGCCTGCTGGTGGCGTCCGGATGCGAATGCACCACGCCGATCACTTCGCCGATGTCCTCCGCTGCCGCGTATTCCTCCGGGTCGATCCGGAATTCCTCGTTCGGCTCGGTGGAGACGTTGCGGCACGGGAAGTACTGTTGTTTGCGACCCACGGCCAGCAGCAGGCCGCAGCACTCTTTGGGGTACTCGGCCGCTGCGTGAGCTTGGATCGCGTTCAAAATGTGTTTACGCATATCAGCTCCGTGCGATCAGGGATACGGCCGGGAAGCCACCGAAAGGCAGCGGGTTTCCCTCGCCGAAGCGCGGGACGCAGCCCTTGCTCAGGGTGGCATCACACTCGTCCAGTTCCGGGTTGTCGGTGACGACGCCATCCTTGGTCACGTACGGCCCGGTGTAGCCACAGTTCGGCCCGCGATAGCCACCGGTGAGGCACCAGTGGCACAGCGTCGTGGCCTGCCGGCCGATCGACTCGCTGCCAACGTCGCCCGGGCTGGCCAGCTCCCAACTAACGTTTTCCCCGTCCTCGTTCGTCTTCTGGTCGATGTACCAGACCTCGATCGTCTCTTGGGTTGGGTCTGCCGTTGGATTGCCAGCCGGGAAGTTCGCCGCGTCGAGGTAGGTGCCGAGCGTGTGACGCATGGTCAGCTTGAACTCGAGCAGATCCTCGAACGCTAGGCACAGCGCTGTGATGCGCCCATTGACGTTACCCACCGAGAGAGTGGGCCGAACTGCCGTGCCGTCGCCGTTCGCCTCAATGCCATCGATCTGCATCGGCCAAGCGCTGTACTCGTTGCCCTGCCAGTAGATGGCCTGCGCCGGCAGTTGGTCGGCATTGTCGCCGGCGGCGATCAGCTCAGCCGGTGTATGCGGTATCGCGTGCCCGTGGAAACGCAGCACATCCGCGCCATAGTCCGTGCCGTCCAATTCAAAGAGCAGCACTTCGCTGCCAGGTTCAAGGACCTGGATGTCACTGATCAGCGGCATGATTGCCCCTTATGGTTGGAATGCCCGTTCGAACGTGGCGGTGAGTTTGAAGACTCCGCCGCCCATTGGTGTGGGAGCGGGATTTTTACAGGTGAACAGCCCGAGTTCGCCGAGCGGTGTTGTCCAGAGAAACGCCTTGGCGCCGGCGTGCCGGTCGAGGAACTTCATGATCTCCAGCACCGTGGCCTTTTGGCCGACGCAGGTAACCGGGTAGGAGTCCTCTTTGTTGTTCGGGCCGTCGCCGACGTTCTGCGCGTAGCCGTTGCCGAATTTCGAGGTGCGCACCCGATAGTTGATATCGGGTGTTTCCCCGCGCTCGGTTGGCCAGGTGAATTTCTCGATGGCCATCAGGCCCTCCCATTTGCATTTCGGAAGCTGGTACCGCCAGCGCGCCAAGAGTCGGCTACGGCTTTTTCGGCCACAGCCTGCATCTGCGATTGCAGGTTTCTCGACAGCGCCTGCTGGTCAATCTGCATGCCTTCGGAGCTTCGATCCTCGGTCACCACCGTCACCGGTGCGCTGATGCTGATCGCAGTCCCGGAGCCACCGCCGGCCGCAAGAACACCCAGCTTGCCGCTGGAAGTCCGGGTCAGCGGCATGATCGCCTCCGGCCCCGCCTCCCCCATGACCCCCGCCCGGCCGCCGGCCATCCCGAAGGCGGTCGGCGTGCTGACGACGCTGTTGGTGAAGGCGCCGCCGTTGGCGAACATTTGCACGCCCGACGACCAGGCACCGCCGAGCGCCTGCGGGAAGTAGTTGCTGGAATAACCAGCCGAGGACGCGCCGAGATTCGAAGACGTTGCACCAGCAGATCCAGCCGCCAGCCCGTTACCGCCGCCTCCGCCAGTGAAGTAACTGGTGGCAGCACCGACAAGGCTGCTCAGCAGCGCAGAACTGGCCTGGCGGGTCGCGATCCGCGCCATGTCCGCCAGAATGGACTTGGTGAAGTCGGCGAACGATAGCTTCCCAGTCATGGCGAAGTTGACGACCGCGTCCTCCATCGAGCTGAAGGCGTTGCCGAACAGGGTTTTCGTCTGGCCGGCAATGTTGCTCGCCGAGTCTAGGTAGTTGGCCCAAGCCGATGTCGCGCCTTTGGTCCAATCACCCTGCGCTGCCTCCACATCCGCGTAGTTCTGGCGGATTTGGTCGGTGGCCGCCTTGTTCGCGTCGGCGAGCGCCTGCGACTTACGGCTGAACTCCTCCTCCGACATATTGCGCGACGGATCGGACTTCTGATTCGCGAGTTCCAGCGCCTGCTGTGCGAACCGGTCTTGCTGGCTGTTCAACTCGTTGTTGAGAGCGTTCTGACGATCGCCCTGGCCGACGCCGAGAACGGCGCGCTGTCCTGCCAATTCCAGAGCCCTCTGTTGCTGGGCCAAGGCTTGGACGTAGGTCGTGATCGACCGCTCTTGTCGAGCAAGGCGACCGGTCTCGTTCGTGGCCAGAACCTCAAGCTGGCTGTCCGCCTCTTTCTGCGCCTTGACCATCCCGGCTCGCGCATCAGCGATCTTCTGGTCGAGTTGGATGCTTTGCGCAGCAGAAGTGGTTTTTTTCGCCTTCGCGGCTTCCAGTGCGGCAATCTCCGCCTCGTAGGCCGCAGTCACCTCGTCGCGCTCGTTGCCGATCAGCGCTTCGCGCTTCAGGGCATAGTCGGTTTGAGAGACCAGCCCAGCCTTCTGCGCGGCGTCCAGTTCCTTCTGGGCGTTTTTGTACTCTTCGCTGATGGCTACCAAGTTGTTCTTGGCATTGTTGAAGCCGGTCAAATCGACCTGAGTTCCGGCAGCCTTCGGATCCTTGAATTGGTCGTTGATGTTCGCCAGGTTCTTGTCGATCGCGGCCTGATTCAGGCGAGGGTCGTTGGGCGCGACCTTGCGGATATCTTCGAGCTGCCGCTTGTACTCCTTGATCGCCTCGGTACGCTTCTGTTCATTCGTCCACGCAGACTTGGTGAGTGCATCGATCTTGCCCATGGCGGTAACAGCTTCGCCCTGGGCTTTTGCCTGTTCCCCTTCCCATTTGGCGATGTCGGCTTCCGCTGCCTTCCGATCCTCCAGCATGTTGAGACGATTCTGGTAGAGATCAATCATCTCCTGCTTGTTCTGGAACAGACCAACATTGCCAGACTGGGCCGATTCCAGATTGCGCCGAGCCTGCTCGATATCGGCGTTGATATCCGGCCGGCCAAGGTTCTTCAAGTTGTCCGCCGCTCGCGCAACGGCGTTGTAACCTTTCTCCCAGAAACTCAGGTTCTCCAGAATTCGCGGGGTTCGCTCGTTGATCGCGTCGGCATACTGCTCGGTCGCCAGTTTCACAGCGCCGGCGTGGTCGCCCTGCTTTTCCAGCGCGGCGATCTGCGAGTAAACCGACGCGGTCAGGTAGTGGTATTGCTCATTCAGCGCAGCGGACGCCTTGACCGGGTCGTCGGCGAGCTTGGCGAACTCGGCTACGGTCTCGCTTACGGCCTTGCCAGTCGCCTCCTGCATCGACACGGCAGCCTGGGTGATTCCGGTGAAGCTTTCGCCGGCGATCTTGCCGTTGTCGGCCAGCAGAGCGAGCACGGCTGCGGCTTGGCCAGTGGTGCCAACGGTTGCGCTGACCTGGCGGGCCATGTCGCCCAATTGCCCGGCGCTCACACCGGCGTAGTTGCCGGTCAGGATCAGCGCTTTGTTGTAGCTGTCCTGTTCCTCGCTTCCCTTGTAGAAAGCATACGCCAGACCACCTACGGCGGCGGTGGCAAGCGCGAGCGGGCCGAGAATGGCGAGCAGTCCCGCTGCGCCCGCGCCTGCACCGGCGCCCAATTGCGCAACCGCACGTACGCCACTTCCCCAGTCTCCCGAGGACAGCGCATTCCCCAACTGAACGACGTTTTCCTGTGCCTGGCGTGTACCGAGGCGCAGCTTGTCGAAACCGGTGGTGGTTTTGTTGAGCTTGTCGTAATCCTTGTCGATCTTGCTCAGGGCGGTGTTGTACTCGTCCTGGCTGATCCGGCCGGCATCCAGATGCTTGCCCAGTTGCTCGACCTGGGTATCCAGCTTCGCCAGTGCGGCGCGGGCCGGGTCAATGGTGCCCATCAGACTGTTCAGCGCCTTCTGCTCATCCATGGCCGACTTGGCCAGTGCGACCTGTTGCTTGTCGAGCTGCGCCGAGATCTTCGCGGCCTCAGCCTCGCCATAGGCGCCGGTTTTGGTCAGCTTCGCCAGCGCATCGCGCTGCTTGGCAAGGTCCTGCGTGGTCTTGGCACTGGTAGAGAGCGACTTCTCCAGCGCCTGCATTTCGTTCATCAGCGAAACGGCAGACTGCTCGGCCCGGCCGCCGGCCTTCGCCATTTCATCAAGGCTCGTTTTGGCCTCGATTGCATCGGCCGAGTCGATCTTGACGCCGAGTTCTGCAATGTTCATCGACTCACCTTGAATAAGTGCCCGTGATTACGAGCTGTTTTCCCTTTCCTCCGCCATGACGCGCAGGGCTTCGCCTTCCAGCACCTGCAGGTCAGGAAAGATTTCAGCGAGTTTCTTTCTCTTGATGCCGAGGAAGCCGGCGACGTCTCGAATGCAGTTGTAATCGAGGCCGATGGCGCCCCCGGCGCCGACCCGCCACTGCGTGGACATTCGGTTGAACAATAGGAAGGCCGGCCAGTTGCATGGCCAGACCTCTGTTTCCTCTTCCAGATCGCCCGGTGCGAGGCCGAACATGCTCATCAACTCAACCGGTGCCGCGGGCGCATATAGGGCGCGCGCGGCGTCGGTCAGTTTCCCAGGCGGGCCTGGTTGTAGGCGCTTTGATAGGCCTCAACCACTGCTTCGGTTGAGCCTTGGCACGACCTCACCAGTGCGGTGATGCTCTTCTCATCGAACTTGTCGTCGAAGGCCCAGCCAGCTACCAGATCCTTGATCTGCTGAACCTGCTGGAGTGCGTCTGCAGCGACCACTTCAGAGAGCGATGGTTGATCTCCGAGCGCAGCCATGGCCTCCTTGCGATTCTGGTTCCACTCATCGAAAAGCGCGGCCAGCTCCAGCCGGTCGCGATACTTGAACGTGAACTCGATCTTTTCAGGTTCGCTGGCAACGATTGGGATCAGCACCATGGCCTTGAACGTCGGGTTCTGGGCAATGCGGATTTTTGCCATGGGTTACACCACCGCAGTCAGGTAACGGGTCGGCTCTGCTTGCAGCGCGAGGTTCACGGTGCGGGTCAGCAGGTTGTTGCGGGAAACTGCCGGCTGCTTGGAGAACGACGTGTAAGCGCCGTAGAGAAGCGTGTCATTGCCCGGCAGGTTCAGGCGCGCAGCTTCGACCTGTTTGCCGGCATCAGCCTTCATCAGCACCTTGTTGAAGTCCTGCGCCGGGTCATCCGCCAGGGTCAGCACCATGCTGGCCGCCGATTTGTCGGTCGGAATTTGCTTGCCCTGGTCATCCTCGAGGAAAACCACGTCGAGGTAGTTCTGTTCACCGCCGGAGAAGGCGACGTCGGAGATTTGCGGAATTTGCACCCAGGTCAGAACCTTGCGCATGGTGCCCGCGCCGCCGCCGGCCGGAAAGATCTGCGTGTCAGTGGTGTCGATGCCTTCCAGCGTGATTGCCGTGGCGGTCGCTGCCTTCACTCGAACCACCTTACTGTCCAGCTTGCTCCAGCCCGAAGTCAGCAACACGATATCGCCGGCGCTCAGCGTGCCGCCCACAACGGTGGCCACAGCTTCAGTGGCGTTGGTAATGGAGGCGAACGCCAGTGCAGTAGCATAGGTTGCAGCATGCTGGAAAGTGCCGCCGTTCGGGATCTTGTAGCCCATGGGTATTTCCTCTTTGCAGATATGAAAAAACCCGCTCGATGGCGGGTTCTGGGTTTGCCCAATGGGCGAATTAGTTGGTGTCGGCTCGATAGGTGAACGAGACCGGGACGGTGTACGCGGAGTCGCCAGTGATGCCTGGGCCCTGGTCAACTGGCGACATAGTCACCACAGTCACAGCCCCTTTCGTGTCCCGAGCGTACAGGGGGAACAGGTTCGTCAGCTCCTCGACGATCGGGTTCGTCTTTGTTTTCCCGGTACCGGCCGGCGCAATAACGCTCACCTGAAACACGCCGGTGAACAGCCGGTGATCGCCGCCGAGCGTGTTGCTCGCGGTATCACCCGGGATCGTGAACGCTCGCACATAGATTTCATCCGCTGCCGGCGTGTAGGCCGTGTTCTCGAAGACGATCTTCAGCTTCTGCGGCCTGGCATTGTTCCAAGTGATGAGCTTTGCCTCGTAGATCGAGGCGATGATCGCGTGACTCATACCTGATTGTTCCTGATGGCCTCCTGCACGATCTGCTGGAAGCGAGCCACGGTTACCCGGACCATCCCGCTGGGGGCCTGTTTGGAATGGCCGAACTCTAGCGGGATCGCGTAGGGCAAGTTGTTGATTAGGTAGACCATCTGGCCGGCGGTGAAGTCGCTGATGGCGGCGACCAAGGCCGCGATGGTCTCGGCGCCGCTCGGATCCACCTCGTCGAAGGTGACATTCTCGACCACGCCGATGGATAGGTGCCAGTTCGCCCGGAACCGGCCGCCCACATAGCCCTCCGGTGCGACGATGTCCATGCCGTCGTTGAGCTTGCGACCTTTCTTGAGCCTGCCGCCTTTGGTCAAGTTGGCCGGGTCGCTGCGCAGCGCGGAGTTGTGGTCGTCAACGGCCTTGTTGTACTGGGCCGCGACAGCGTTCTGCGCCCATATCTCCGGGTTGCCCACGGGAGACATGCGGATCAGGCTACTGCCGACCTCGATGATGATCTCGCGCACGCTCGCGTCAATGGCTTCGCTGGCCTGGGCAGCAAACTCGGCAAGACTCAGCGCGAAGCTGCCAGATTGCCCGGTACCCGCCCTACTCATGACCGCACCTGCAGCTCATATAGGATCGGCGTCCCGGCGGGGTTGACCTCTTTCAGCGGCGGGACAATTGCCCATGTACGGCCTTGGGCGACCACGTTGTCGAGCAGGCCCGGCACCCAGGCCAAACCTTGCGCGGCGATCTTCAGCTTCTTGTCGCCCTGCTTGATGAGGCTGTTGTTCTGGTATTCCTGGCCGGTGAAGTCAAGCAGGATACCCTGGGCGGTTTGCTCTACGGGCACGCCAGGGGCTTCGCCGCCGATATCCGGATCGTACTCGCCCGGCTCCGTCTTGCTGATGGTCACGGGCTGGCCGAACTCTGTGATCATCTCCAGAGCCATCAAGGCCATTTCGTCATAGAAGGCCATGGTGGCTCCGTTTCAGCTATGCGCGCACGGCGAACAGACCGCGCTTCTGTAGGTAGTCAGCAAACTGCGTAGCGCTTGGCCGGTCCGGCGCCGCTGGCAAAAGTCGGCCGCTGGTGTTCGGGATCGCCGCGTACTCGCGTGTGACAGCGCCTTCAACACGCTCCAGCGTTACCGCGCCTTTGCGCTTCTCGATCGGGTCGACGTCGTCAGTGTGGATCTCTGCGGCCAAAGCCATCTGACCGTACTGGATTCGCGCTGGCAGGTAGTTGTCGGGCTTGATCTCGTAATCTAACTCGACACCGCGGCGCGGCCAGGCCAGAGCCTGCTCGCTGTTGGACTTTCGCCCTTTCCACGTCATGCCATCCATCGCCAGTGCGGCGCGACGCAGCAGCGCTTCCTGTGCTGGCACTTCCGCCGGGATGACCACGCCGAACTTCACGGCGTACATGGCCAAGTCCTCGGCAGATGCGTAGCTTTCGGCGTCAGGCTTGCCGGTACCGTCCTCGATGATGAGAGTCATGAATCAGCTCGCTGTGTTGTTTGAATCGGGCGCCAGTGAATGGGCACCCGGATTATTATGCCTTCGGAAGCTCAGCGACCGCCTTTTCCAGCGACTCAACCGAAGCATTCGCCCGGTACGGCACATTGGAGGCGTCGAGTTGCGCTTTGAGGCCGGCGATCTTCTCGGCATTGTCGACCGGTTCCGCTGCCGCCTTCAGGCGTTCGACTTCAGCGCGGAGAGATTCAACCTTGCCAGCCAAATTGTCGCGCTCACCCGTAAGGGTTTCGAACCCCTCATGAATGGCTCTCAGCGCACCGAACAGGCGGATTGGCAGTTCGCCGGCGCCAGGGTGTTCCAGATCGGACAGACCTTCAGCGGCGTCGATTAACAACACGATGCCGTCACGCTCCGCATTCAACTTGTCGATCAGCTCCTGCAGCGCAGCGTGATCACCACTATCGGCGATCAGCAACACCGGCGACGGCTCGACCTGCCGCACCGTCACCTCCGGCACATCATCGGCCTCACCATCGCGATTTTCGGTGATGCTCGCGTCGATGATGCGCAGGCCGTGTTCCTTCGCCAGCGCCTTCACGTCTTCCCGGTACTGGTGAAACGGTCCGGGCAGATACCAGATTTTATTGCTCATGATTGCATCTCCGCCAAGCCGGGCACACGTCCCGGCCTGGACATCACGGGGTTACTTGGAGGCGTCACCGATCAGAGCCACACCGGCGGTGTGCTTGATGCTGGTAGCGGTCTTGTCCCAGTTGGTACCGGTCGCCAGCTCGGCGTCGGTCGGCGACTTGCCGCCGGTGGTGGTATCCCAGGTGTAGCCCTTCAGGCCCAAGCCGAAGGTGTAATCGGTTTGGAGTGTGGTTTCGATGCGCTCTTTGCCGTTGGTGGTCTGGACATTGCTGATGATGTCGCGGCCGTCGTGGACCAGCGCAGCGCCTTGCACCAGGGAGAGGATGATTTCCTTGTTCGGGGTGCCGGCCTGCATCAGCGCAGGGGCATCCGTCACAACGGAGATCTTGCCGAGGATGTCCACCACGCGAACGTTGCCTGCCTGGAACAGCTGCTGCTGGTTCGCCAGGTTCTGGCCGACCAACTTATGGTAGCTGGTGCCCTGCATCACTTGGGTGACCAAGTTCTGGCTTGCGTCGCCGAACTTCGCATGCGCGTTGTTCAGGCCGGCGTAGCTGATACCTGCGGTAGCCGACACATCGTTGACTGCTGCCGCTTGAGCGGTGATTGCTGCAACCAGTGCCGCGATCGCAGTGTTCAACTGGTCCTTCAGCAGGATTTCAGCGAACGCACGGCTGGCGACTTCGATGCCTTGCGCAGTTGGGCGCTCCAGCCAGGTCATCTGCGATGGTTCATAGCGGATCGGGCCGAAGCCGCCGGCGACCTTCACCGAAGTGTTTTTCAGTTCGGTCAGGTCGGTTGCAGCAACGGCGGCGTTGGCGCTGTAGCGGTCCACGCGGCGCTGAGCAGCAGCCAGGGTCTGGAAAAACGACTCTTGGAGGAAGTCGCCAGTGAAGCCGTCCGGGGACAGCACGATAGCGCCGCGACTCGCAGCGTTGAAAGCGGCCAGGTACTGATCCAGCGTCTCGAGAGTCGCAGGCATGATGTACTGGTTGAAGACCTGCATTTGCGACAGGGACATGAGTTATTTCCTTACGATTGAGGGAGATCTGGGAACCGGCTTGCGATCGCAGCCGTGCGTTCCTCTTTGGTACCGCCGATTTTTCCTTTCGGGGCCCCGCCCCCACCACCTGCACCGCCGGCCCCGCCGCCAGATGCTTTACTGCCCGCGATCAGCGGCGCGAACGCCGCGTCATTCGCGATTTCTGCTTTCAGCTCGTCCAGCGTTGCCGCCGAGAGCTTGCCCTGTGCGTCGAGGACGACCACAACAGGCTTCCCATCGCGCTGCTCGACGCTCAGACGGCGTTCGATGTGCGGCAACAGGGCTTTTGCGCTGCCTTGCACTGCAAGTGCAGAGGCGATGTCAGTAGCGGTACGCCCTACAGTCAGATCCCGGATCTGCCCGCTCAACGTTGCCCGCTCCTGTTCCAACGTGCCGGTTAGCTCAGCTTCTCGGCGAGTGAATTTCTCTGTCCACGAACGCTCGAGCTCTTCGACGTTGCCGGACTTGCGAGCGAGTTCTTCCCGCTCCAGACGCGCAGCCTCTTCGGCTTCGCGCGCCTTCTTCTCGGCGGCTTTTTTCTCGCCAAGCAATTCATCAACCTTGGCCTTCAGGCCGGATACATCTTCTTGCTGCGGCAGACCTTCAATGCCGAGTACGAACTTGCCGTCCTTCTCGGTGTAAAGAGCGCGCACGGCTTCATCTACCCCTTCCAGGGTATCCAGTTGGAATTTCAGCATTGGTTGTCTCCCAGAGACTTAGGTGCAGGCCCTGCCTGCGGGAATAAAAAAACCCGCGTTAGCGGGTCGGATTACTCAATAAATTAGAATGTCAACGGTTCCGGCTGTGGCGGGGTCGTAAAGATTACCGGGATAAGCGGCTCTGACCTCCCGATGAATATCAGCAATCATTGACGTAAGACGGCGTCGCGTCTCCAGAGTTTTGAGCAGATCCTTTGACCCAGCTATAAACCAAACGATTTCCTTCAAGTCTTCATCAGGTAGGTTTTTTCGGGAAAACTGCCTCGCAACCAGGTTTTCTATTTGCACTTTCTTCGCGATGATTTTGTCAGGATCAGTTTTGATGTCTGACTTCAAAATAAACCAATAAAAACGCAACAAATGCGATAACTCTTCCGGCGGAAGATTAAATAGTTTGGCCATACGCAGTCCCTAGCAATTTCCAAAATACTAAAGATCCGCAGATTGAAATGCTAGCGGCTCAAGTGTCTTCATCTGCTTCAGAGTTAACGGTTTGAAATTCCGGTCAAGTTGCAGCTCTGCGAATCGCTCGACACTCAGGCCGCCATCACGGAACAACTTCGCCCGAACCGGGCCGATGGCCTTGTCCTGAAAAGCTGCTGGCTGCTGCTTGAGCCAGTCGTAATAGCTGAGGTCTGCCCTCACCTGCTGCGCGCCGCCGTCGCCGATGGATGCCCGCGTGGCGTCCTTGGCGAACAAGGCGCTGAAGCGCGTCACCGCCACCACAGTCGAGCGGCAGTTGATGTGGATCGGCGGCCGCGGCCCCTCGGTCAGTTTGAACCGGCGCTTATCGAGCGTCCGGCACTGACTGGTCGTCTTCGAATCCAGCGTGCTGACCCACTCCACCGACGGCACGACATCGGAGTTCGCTTTCAGCGTCTCCATGCGCGCCTGGGTGGCGACGTGCTGCACCGCCGTCCGCACGATGGCTCCAGCGTTGCGGTTGGTAGTGGCAAGGATGCCGTCGTTGTAGTTCAGCGCCTTGGTGCCGCGAATGTTTTTGATGATCTGGAAGTTGGTCTGGCCTTCGAAGAAGCCCTGCCGGATCGCGCCTGTGAGGCGTTGTCGCTCGGTGGCGGTGAAGCCATCAATGAACGACTTGAGTAACTTGCCGCCGTCCGCACCACGCACGCTGAGCGGGTTGGTGAGGATTGCCGCCCTGATTGCAGCAGCGCCAGGCACAGCTGCATCGAACGAGACGCCAACCGGCGCCGCCCGGGTCAGGCTGGTCGCCTCGAACTCGGCCTCGTAATTGGCGATATCCACCAGATCAAGGTTCAGCTTCTCGCTGTACCGGTCGAAGATGCCCAGCAGCAGGCTGTCGACCTCGCTGAGCAGCCGCTCCAAACGCGCAACGGTGTAATCCGTCAGATCCGCCCGAGTCAGCCGCTCGCGGATCGAGCGGTCGATCTCCCTCAGGAATGGCGCGAACTTCGCCACCTCACCCGACTTCAGTTGCTCGAGGAAGACGGCGTGTCGGATCGTGGCATCAAGGATTGCTTGGTTTGCCGCCATTCGGAATCACCTCGTCATCACCCAGGTCGGGACCGGTTCCTTGCGCCTCCAGTTCGTCCCGGATTTCATCGTCCGTCTTCTCCGGGTTGATCACGCCGCGATCGCGCAGGTACTGCCAGAAGTCGCCTTCCGGCAGCTTGCCGCCCTGCACCGCATTGAACAGTGCAGCCAGGATCGTCGCGTCGAGAGTGATCTGGCTGAAGTCTTGGTTGAGCTTGTAGACAACTTCGCCCGAGGCGTTCACGAACTCGGCCATCCACTCAAGGCACTGGCTGTAGGCTTCGCTGACGTTGCTGACCACCAGCGACAGGACGCTGTGTTCGGCGGCGCTGTCGTTGTCGGCCTGGGTTGCGGTCTTCACTGCGCTACCACGCTCAATGAGCCGCGCGCCGAGCGACACCATGTCCTGCTTCTTGGATTCCATGGCCTCCTTGGCCACCGTGTTCGGCTGAGCCTGCCAAACTCCGCAGGTGCCGTTTACCGGAAGCAGCCAAGGCGCTCGGGAGCCGAGGAATATCCCATTCGTCTCCATGTGATCGCGCCACTGCTCGTCCAAACCAGCCATCCACGGCTGAGGCTGACCCACCAGATAGGCAGCTTCCTCGTAATCCGCGCTGTTTCGGTAATGGCCGATGTTCACCTCGGCCATGTCGTACAGCGGTGCATCATCGATGGTCGTGTCGTTGTTCTCGCTGCCAACAAACTGGAACGGGATCACCTGCCATGGCCGGCCAATCCCATTCAGCGGCGTGAACGGAGCAACAATTTGAGAAGTCTTGCTCGAACCCTCCTCCCAAACCTCTTGCGTGTACTGGCCAGCAAGATCAAGGCGTAACACGCGGTATTGCACGACTTGCTCGCTACCGAAACCGTCATCCGTGTCGACATCGACTGTCTCACGCAGCACTACAAGGCTGAGCAGGTGCTGGCCGCCGATCTGGCGGGTCTTCCAGTTGATGATCGACTCTGCGGTGTAGCTCGCGATGTTCGCTCGGGCACGGCCGGACAATTCGTCGGCCTTGCTGACAGTTCCAGCCTCAACCGCGGCGTAATCCACCAGCAGCCCATGGCGACCCACTTCGAGCAGGTGCCCGATCACCGACTGGGATTGTTGGTAGACGCTCACACCCTGACCGTCGACGTCCTTGGCCACGTAATCGAGCGCGCCGGGAACAGTCAGCGTGGGCCAGGTGCGGAATACCGCACCGACTAGGCTGTGCTTCGTGCGCCCCGTGGCGTTGTAGAACACTGCCCGCTTCTTGTACGCCTCGTAGCGCTGCTTGTTGTCCTCGCCGGTGTCGGCCGCGTTCGGCCTCGGCAGGTAACGGTCGCCGGCAGTCTTGATGGTTTCCGACCCTTTGCAGACGTCGCGCACCAAGCGCCAGCGGTACTGTGCCGCCTTGTACTCGGGACGAGTAAAAGTGACGTCCGTCATCGGGCGACTCCCATTTTCATTGAGGTGACCGGTTTAACGATCGGGTACTCGCGGTGAATGAAGTAACCGCCGCCGTCGTTGGCGTGGTCGTTTCCTTGGCTCTTGTCTGGCTCGCCGTTGGGCGCCCATATCTGCTGTTCCAGGCCGTCGGCGTATGTCGGGCAGGTGAACGGATTGACCAAGTAACGCCGCTCGCCCTGAGCGTTGCAGAACATCGCGTTCATGGCGTTAATCCGGTCCTTCACCGGCGGGTTGGCCGCCGGCGCGATGACTGTGAAGCCTGCCTGCTTAAGCATGGCGATATCGGTGAGACTGGCATTGACCGACTTGCGCGAATCACCTGAGGCGTCCGGGTAGATCCGGATCTCGCAGGTTTTCCTGAAGTCGTTGCCGGTGTGTTCCCAGTACCGCTCTTTGATGCGTCGGATCATGTCCGGCGTGTCGTAGCCATCCATCAGCTCGTCCACGGCGCGCGGCAGGCCCTGATCACGCTTGACGTGTGTGATCGCCGCCATCTTGCCGACGTTGAAGTCCATACCGATGAACAGCGGCTCGCCAGGCTGCACAGTGTCGAAGCACTGGTTCAGCTTGCGGTCGTAGGCGTGGTAGATCGATCCGGACGTCAGGTTGACGAACTGGCCATTCAGGTACGCGCGGATCAGCTGCTCGGGGTACGACTCCATCAGCGATGCAATGTAGTCGTCAGGCAGGTTCAACTCGTTGTCGAAGGTGCTAGCCTGGATAAGTCCATACATCTCCTTCAGCGCCGGCTTGTCGCGCAGCTGCTTCACGAACTGGAGAAAGACGAACTTAAAGCCTTCCGGCGTCGTAGTTACGTCCACGCCGTTCTTCAGCCCGGGGATGTTGTAACGCATCCGGGCAATAATCTTGCGCCAGGCCTGCTGCGCCTTGATCGACGTCAGCACGTCCAATTCATCGACCAGCGCGTGACCGATCTTGAAGCCGACGATGGTCTGCGGCTTCTCCATCGACCGGCAAATCACAGTGCCGCGATACTGCCGGCCGCTGTAGATGTGAACCTCATGGTTCGCCTGGTTGATCTTGGTCTTCAGCCCCCAGTCGTAAGCCACCTCCTCCATCGTGGGATAGAAGATGTCGCGGATCTGCGGGTAAGTCGGTGCGAAGTAACCCGCGTTGACGCCGGGCCACTCCATGAAATGCTTGCTGAGCGCCGAGCATCCGACCCAGGTCTTTCCGGAGCCGAATCCAGCGACGAATGCGCGAAATTTGTGGGGTAATAGGAGGAACTGCGACTGCGGAACGTTAAGGCTCGGCATTCGGCTTCCTCGCATCCACTACGTCGACCTGAATGCGCGTCGGGATTGCTGGTTCCTCGTCAGGCTCATCCTTCCGATGGCGATTGACGTAGACGTCGCCGACTTCCTTCGCGGCCTGCTCGAGGATCTGCATGGCCAGGCCGATGTTCTTCATCGTCTCGGCCCGCTCGACAAACCGGTTCATGGCTCGTAGGCGATAGGCCCGATTGGCGATCGGGATCTCGGCGGTTTCTTCGCGGAAGCGCTTGCGGGCATCTTCAAACATCGTCACCCAGCGCTTGGCCAGGCCTTTCCCTGATGTCTTTGTCGGGTCGTGTGTCTCCACCTGTTGGCGGGTCACCGTTATCCCGTATTCCTTTTGGACGGCTTCAACAACCTGTGACGGCGTGTCGAAGCACGCCAAGGCCTGAACGATAAAGGCCTTCACGTCGTTTTGAAGGGCTGCCATAGATTTTCATCCGTCCAGAGCCTGTCCAGAATCAGGCCGACTTGAGCAGACAGGTTCCGCAGGCCCTCGATATGTTCAATTTCCCCACCTCAGCAGGATTGTTTGCAGCGTCCACCAGCTCTTGAACAGCTGGGCTTGCTCCATAGCGACGCACCACACCGACGAACTCTTCAACGTCGTGTCCACGCATCTCAAGCTTGGGCAGTCCTTCCTGGGTGAACTTGGGAGCGCCGTACTGATCGGTCGCCTGAGCGATGTGAAATAGCTCGTGCTCCACCAGCGCGCAGAAGTCAGCGTCGGAACAGTCAGCGCAGTAGTCGGCGGCCAAGGTGATGATGAAGGCCGGCACGTCGCCGAACCAATCCAGCATCTGCTGCTCCATCCGGGCCTTCTGCCAACCGCCGGCGCGGAAGGCGACCTGTTCGGCCTGGCCCACGACCGTACGCCCCTTCTTCGTGAAGGCAGCAGACGCCCACATAACACGAATGTCCGCATCGATCAGATGGGCGTGGTCTTCGTTATGGATGCTGCCGGTGTCTGAAAGGATCTCGACTTGGAGCCACTTCCACACTTCCGGAGCAGGGATCAAGCGAATACCGAAGCTGGAGAGTTCCGACAGTTCGATTAGTGAAGTAGGAGGCATAGGTCGATTCAACATCAGCTCCCCCTTCCAGTGAACCTTTATGGTCTATGGTAAATTGACTGATCAGCCTACGAGGAAAATCAATGACCGAGCTAATCACTGAAAGCTTGGTGATACAGGCTGCCCGGGAATGGTCGGCACGAAAGAACAAAAGCGAAACGACCGCCGTTGCCAATGCAAGCCAAACAATGGCCGCGCTCAAAGCCAAGCTCAGCAAAGCAGATTATGGTCAGGCATTGGTAAAGCTCTATAGGGGGTACGAAGAGTCTTAAGGCTAGTGTCCTCAACTCGACACATTTTGCCATTCGCAAATCGTGTCGCGGTCTACTCTGCCTTGCGGGCCGGTAACTTAATGTCAGTCACTCGGTCGGCGATGTTGCGGATCTTCTCCACGCCCAGGAAGCCAACCCAGCCGCCGGCGAATGTCGCCATGCTCTGGGGCAGTCCGAAGAAATCCAGCCCGCTGATGATGGTCAGCGTCAGGCCGCCGCAAATGGCGCCCTCCACCAGCATCTGGCGACGCGTACCGCCACCGTAAGTGATTCGCAAGACGGCCATAGCGCAGGACAGCGCAGCCGCATAGAGGATCGGCGAATGCTGGCTCAACCACGCAAGCGCTATCGCCCATGTGTCTGGTTTGTCTGGCATGTTTGGCATCTCGGTTCCTCCCCGTCAGGGAGTGGCTATTCATTGTCAGGGCCTTCGCAAGGATCGCTCTGACTATGGGAAATAAGTGACCTAAATCAAAGAACTACAGATTGTCCGACAATTCTTTGAATTTTCTGAAAGGCGCAAAATCATTAGTTCATGAGCAATAGGAGGACTCATGAAACAGGTCGATGTTTTCGTGGTTGATTACAAGCTTCATGGGGAACCTAAGTCGTTCGTCATTCGGACTAAGGTGATGAACAATGCAGAAGCCTGGCAATGGGCGAGCTGTGACGCGGGCATCGCTCCTATCCCAAGACCAGGCCGCCCTCCCATCAAGCGCTACACCAAGCCTATGGCCGAGCGCTTCGGGGTCACCGATGTGCGATGGCGCGAGTCTTCCGCCATTGCCTGGGAAGAGGATCAAGCAAATGACAGAGAGCATTCTGGGCTTTTTCGATGAACACTCTTGGGATGACGAAATTGCTGCCAATACCAAAATGTTTCGTGATGCAGATCTACTCGATGACGCCGCTTATAAGATCATTCAAGCCGATCCGGAAAGCGCGGAAGCATGGTCCCGCTTCACGGAAATGAAAGCCGTAGCCGATGCAAAACGAACCGCTGCTTATCAGGACTGGATGCGCATCAGGCGTCAAATGAGGAAGAAATAGTCGCTCGTCTTTCCGAGCTGTCTGCCAAAGACCTTCTCAGCGTCGACGCCCCGTTGCATCGATCTCGCTGATCCAGTCTCGCGCCACCCCGAAAGCAAGTTGAGGTCAGGGTGCGCGGGCTGCCGGTGTTGATTCCGTACGTCGCACTATCCGGCTATCGACGTCCAGGCATTCCCGAAGGCTGTCCTGGCTACAGGTGTAACTACAGATTCTTTTTGTGGATGCGCCAACCCATGGCGACACCGGGGTGCAGATACTCGCCGGTGCGCGGGTTGCGCGAGAAGTCGGTCTCGCCAACTTGGCGTGCGACCGCTTCCCAAGCCTTTCTGGCGCGCTCCAGCAGATTGCTTTTGGCTTTCAGCTTCATGCGCAGCTCCAGAAGGTTGAATTCGAGGCAATAAAAAACCCGGCGCGGTGGCCGGGTTTCGTTCGTCAGTCCTACACACGCAGGAATGACAGGATGGGTGAATAATGCGACATGGCGACATGACATTGCAAGCCCTTTTGAGGGACTATTTTATGCCGCTTCGCCTTCCAGCACTCCGACTGCTTCAAGCATGTGTTGCGCCTCGACCAGAGCCTCGTTCACAAGTGACTCCAAGCCGTCCTTGATGGCCTTGTTCCAGCGCTGGTAAGTGCGCTCTGTAAGCCCTTGGGAATCCCAATTCGTCATTTCGTAGTTCGAGTCGGCCAGGACGATCATCTCGCCGGGCTTGTCCTCTGCTACCGCGCGCGCATGCTTGTTGGCCCGGGCAACATCAGCGTCGGCTGCCGCGTTGCGCCAATCCCACTGCCCCTCCTCCTTGTTCTCCCGGTGCTTCGGCGCCTTGATCTGGGTAACCGCTCGCTGAATGCCCTTCACCTGCTGCGGAACCGCCCAGACCAAGACGGACTGTTGCGTGAAGCGCTGCGGTGCTGGGGTCTTCACCACGGCGACCAGCCGGCCGATGGAATCGATTTTTCGGCCACGGTGGGTGCTGTACTTCGCCACCAAGGCGTTCCAGTGCCGCGGAGAAAGCTGGGCGTGCAGAAGCTTGTGCACGATGCAGTCAGCCAACAGCGCGGCATCCTTCCCGGATATTTCACCCTTGAGCTTGCTGGCCTGTACCCGGGGCTCGACGTTGCATCCGCCGGAACTGTTGATCGTCTCGGCAGCCAAGGCCCGGACTACTGCTGAGATCACGTTGTGGTAATTCATGCTGCCTGCCCCTTTTTCAGTTCTCGGGTCTTGGCCCGGTATTCGGCCTTGATGGTTTTGATTTCGTCCATTGCTATGCCCTCAAGTGCGGCAGGTCGTGCGCCGCCAAGTAATCGTTGCGCGCCTTCACTGCGTCGTTGAGATCCTTGAACCGGCCGAGGTGTATCTGCTTCTTCTGCCACTGGACCTTCGCGCACCATCTGCCACGGTCCCAAGAAACCCCGACGTGTCCGCTGGTGTTCTTGTCCGTCTTTTTGCGGTTGGCCGCCTGCACGTTGTAATCGGCGTAACGGCAATTACCTGGCTCATAGCCTTTCGAGGATTCGACCCGGTCAAGCGTCAGCTGATCGGTGTACCCATTGGCGAGAGACCACTCCATGAAGGGCTTGAAGCTCTTCCATTCTTCGCAAAGTGTTACGCCTTGGTACTTCTGAATTTCGGTACCGCGCGGATTCAGGCAGCGGCGTTTCATGTTCGACCAGGCCACGTGCAGCCGGCTGTTTTTGTTATTGAAACCGTGCGTAGAGCGCTTTTGGGCGCCACGCTTGTTGGCGCAAGGCAGGCAAAGCCCTGTCATTACCTTTGCCCGCTCCGTGCGCGACTCAAACTCACCAAGGCAGTCGCGGCACTGGAAAACCCCAATAGATCGACGGTTCCCAGAACGGACTTCGGTGAATTTGCGCAGAAGAATCACATCGCTGCACATGACAAGACCTCCTCGTAACGCTTTTCAAGGCGTCTCACTTTCTTTGTGAAGACAGCCTTAAGGCGCTTCAAATAAGGTATTTCATGGCGAACCAGATCCTGATTGCGCTCCAGCCATTCCACCTTTTCCGCGCCGATCTTCTCGACCAAGCGGGGGCGGTAAACCATGATGTTTCCGCTCAGATGTGCATTGCACTGGGAGCAGGACTTGTTCATGTTCCAGAGGTTGAAACGGAGGTGCGCGGCGGCGCCTACGCTGCGAAAGTGCGAGCAGTGCCATTGGCCGCCCCAGCTCGCCGGCTTATCACAGCTGATGCAGCCCAGATGAGCATCACGCAGCCGCACGTAACGGTTGATGACTGCCTGAGCATCCTTGGCGTGATCCGCCCTGCTCTTCAGCTTCTCCTTGCGTGCCTGGATCTCGCGGCGACCAATCTGGGCCAACGCCTTGCCGGCCTTCGCCCGATTGACATCCTTGATGGCCAGACCGCACTTGTATCCGCACACCGCCTGCCCAAGGCGCTGCGGGACGAATGAGTCCCCGCACGCTGGGTTCTTGCACTTCTTCGGCTTGGGCGCCTTCGATTCCGTGATGGCTATGCGCATCAGTACCGCCCTCCCCACTTGTCCTGCTCAGTCCAGCGCACGTCATGCTCGGCGCCGAAGGCATGCATCAGCTCGAACAGATCGCTGAACCACTTCTGCGACTGCTTGCGGGTCGATACAGCCATCACGACGAAGCCACCGTCGAGGCCAGGTTCGGCGCGCTGCTTCTCCAGCGAGGCACTAAAGAGGCACTTCCAGTCCTCACTGCTCAGCTTCTTGCCGTGCCAGATGACCTGCTCAGATACATCCTTGAGCATTGCCCACATCTTCCGGTTGCAGACGTCAGGGCGCTTCTCGTCCTTGATGACTACGATCTTGGGTTTGGTGAAGTCGGTGGCGTGCAGCACGCCCATGAGGCGGCTGATATCGCGCTGGCTGCGGATTGCGAACTCGGTCATGCCGCAACCTCCGTCGCCATAGCTTTCGTGTATTTCTCCACCAGGTGGGAGCGTGAGACGAACGCATCGACGACGAACCCTCCGAGATCGATGGCGAGCGGATCACCGTTGCCCTGGCCGCGCGGCACGTAATATTTACGATCATCGCGGCCTTGAACCGGGTCAATTACGAAGTACCCCTCGTCGGTCACCTCGATCAATATCTGGTGATTACCAGCCTCGATATTGAGCGACGGCGCCGTGCATAGATAAACGCCCTCGTCCGCCAGTGGCGGGTTGTCAACACTGAAAAACGCCGTGTATTTGATCCCGAGGTATTCGAGCATTTCGCGCATAGTCAAGTCGCCCTCACGGTAGGACTTGTGCAGCTCATTGATGACCTCAGCAGCAGGTCGACCGGCAAGCATCGCGAGGCACGTTGAAACGCAACTCACCGGGCAAGGTTGCATTTGGCGAACAATCAACGGGTTCATGGCCGCTTTCTCCTTGAGTCTTCACGCATAGGCTCGGTGACAGCTTTCTCGACGGTCCAGCCATACCGAGCGATTCGGCTTTGCGCGACCTTGGGCGGAATCCCGAAGTGCTTAGCCAGCTCAAAGACGGTTCCTCGAACACCTCGGACGATGTGACACTGCTCGCGCATGCTCCACAGTTTTACGGCCATGTCAGAAGCCCTCCTTGCCGCGCTGAGACTCCCACTCGAACGGAAGCACGATCACGCCGCCCTCCCGCAAGCGATCCACGCAGCGATCGCCGATAGCTTCCGGGAGCGCCTTGGCGCTTAAGTTTGAAACGATGATCGTCGGTCGCATCTCCTCGTACCGGCCGTTGATGATCGCGAACAGCGTCGTCAGCTCGAAGTCGCTCGGTTTCTCCTTGCTCACGCCAATCTCGTCCAGGATGAGCAGCGAGGGGCTGATCAGGCTCGACAGGATCTGACTTTCTGTCTGTTCGGTGGCGCGGTCGTACGAAGCACGGATCGACTGCAGCACGGCGCCGATGGTGCGATAAACCGCCGTGGCAGATGACTTGGCCATGATCTCGTTGGCGATCGCCACGGAAAGGTGCGTTTTGCCAGTGCCAGGCTTGCCAAGCAGCAACAGGCAGCGCCCCGTGGCTGCGATCTGCGGAAACTCGGCGGCGTACCGGCGGCACGTGTTGAGCGCCTTGCGCTGCTCCGTGGTGGTCGCGATGTATCCGTCGAGCGTCTTGCTGGCGAAGCGCTTCGGGATCAGCGCGGCGCCTAACTTCCGCTCCATGGCCATGCGCAGCTCCATTGCCTTGATCGCCAGCTCAGCGGCCTCGGTCTTCTCGCGAGCGAGGCGCCCGCACTCTGGGCAACCGCTCTTCAGCTCCTTGCCCAACAGTGCAAATATCTTCTGGTCGTAGGCGCCATGGGTTTCGCAGTCAGCAGGCTGGATCCGGGTTCCCGGTGGCAATTCGGGAGTGGCTTGTACTGGCTCAGAGCGCATAGCTGCCATCTCCTCTTGGGATCAGGCCGGCCGTGTAGTCGCGCTCAGCGAAGCCGGTGTGGCGCGATTGCGGGAACGGGTGCACGTTCGTTGGCACATCGGGGATCTCGTCCTGCCAGCGCTTGCCGTTAAGCCATGTCGCAGGATGCGGGATGAACTGGCCGCGCTCCTTGACCCAGTCAGGCGTCAGCACCTGCTTTGCCAAAGCGGTGACCATCAGGTCGTACAGCGCCTGATCCACCTTGAGCTTCGCCCACGCCTTCTCGGCCTTGTCCTTTCCAACCTTGCGCGGGTAGAGCTTCCAGAACGACGCGAACAGGGCCTCGGTCGCCACCGGAGCCTGCGACGGAGTGAGGGAATCAGGAATCAGGAATCCGGAATCAAGAGAGAGGGAATCAGCAGGGAAAGAACTGTGCTTGTCTGGTGCTAGCACCGGGCTTGCACCATGCTCACCGCAAGAACCCTCTAAACCGGGCATTTCAGGGATGATGCTCTTAGCTTCCTTGACGTGAGGGTTCTGATGCTTCGACCAGTTCACGATCTGGATAGCCTTGAATGATCCGACGGTGTACCGCGTGATGAACCCCAAATGATCCAGGTCGGCGAGCATCTTTTCGATGTCGACATTGTCCGCCGGGAACAGGGCCATTTTCAGACGGCGCGGGCGATCTTCCAGGCGCCCTTCCCGATCAGCTTCAGTCCACATACCGATGAAGAGGAGGCGCGTTGCGAAATCTACTTCAGCCAGGTGTTCGTTCGAGAAGAACCCCGGTTTGATATTTCTGGATCTGGCCATCATGGGCGTCCTTTGCCGATAAGCACGGCAAGCTCAAGGAAGCGATCGACGTACCAGTGAGGTTGCGTCTCGCGCGGGCATTGAGGGCTGGTGAGGTTCTTGCCGTACTTGAGGCCCTTTTCAGTCACGGACCAAAAGTCGACCATCTCGTGTTTGGAGTTCTTGCGCTGGAGTTGCTTGAGGAATCCGTGGTCGGCCAGCGCACGATTGAAAGCAGCCGGCGCGCAACGGATTCCGCTGTCCTTCAGCAACGCGGTAGCTGACTTCGTCGGCATCGAGGAGCCGCCGGCGGCATCAGGAGCGGCATCCACGGCATATCCGGGCAGGAATTTGGCATCCAGTCCGTTGTTGGCGGCGATCTGGGCAAGCATCATCATCTTGCTGGACGCCGCCGGCTTGAGCAGACGATCGAAGCATTCGAGAATTGCCAGCTCGCCGACGATCTTCGAGTTGTTCGGCGCGGGGGCGGAGAATTGGCCTGTCTTGCGAATGCTCGGCAGGACCTGGCCGACTACCCACTCTTCGAGTTGCTCAGCGGCTGGAAGCTTCGACTTCATCACCAATCGATAAAGGTCGCGCTCCGGGATGATCTGCACCGCACGGACCTGACCTCCCATTTCGGTATGGCAGGTGCTGACGGCCTTGCAGTGAGCGTTGATGGCTTTCGATGTGTTGGCGTAGCCCAGGGCTTCAGCGACATCTTTGGCGATAAACAAAGGCTCACCGCTTCCGTCGTCGATGACGCGGACCAGCAGGCCGTGGAAGCTGAACTGAGTTTGAATGCGCGACACGTTTTCAGAATTCGAAAAACGTGTCGCGACACTTTGGGGGGTATTGCTTGAATTTGGTTGGCTCTGCATAATCGGGCCTCTCTAGTTTACGAATCAGCCGACCTCGACCGTCGGCTTTTTTGTGCCTGGGCTTTCTGGGGCTGCTACTTGAGAGTGCGAACCCAAAGACCCCTTTTTTGGTGGTGAACTCAGGATTTCCGCGCATGCGCGGAAAATCAGGCGATCTTCAAATTCGGTCGGTGTCTTGCGATCAGTGCTTCAGCCTTCCGGCCAAGCTCCCCTGCCCGCGCTTCAACCTGACGGCATTGCTCGGCGAAAGCCGGAAGGTGCGGCAGGTCCTCTTCGCACATCACCTGGTCGTCAAATACTTCGCTGCCGGTGTCGATCACATCGCCCAGTGCGCGGATCAGCGCACCGAAGCTTTTATTGGCGCATTGGTCGCTCTGCATCTGGCGGGCACCTGTCAGGCCGTGGCGACCGGCCAGTTCGTTAATGCAGTTGTCGCGGTACTCTGGCTCCAAAGCGTTTACCCAGGACTCCTCAAGCCAAGACGGCATTTCCTGATCACCGGACAGCCAGCGCTGCACACGCTTCAACCAGCGGCCGGTCGCTTTCACGAATTCGCCGACGTCGTTCAGGCGCGCCAACTCATCAAAGTCCGGGACTTTTGCCTGCACGAGTTTCGCTGCTGGAACTCGCAGGCAGATCTCCCGGCTCAGCGCTTGGGCGAAATCGTCCTGGCTCAGGGCGGTGCGTGCGATCTGGTTTTGGGCGTGCGCGATCAGAACCTGATCACGGGTTTGGGCGGTGTGTCTTGGACTGGACGTTTCCATGGGTACTGCTCTCTTCTAATCTGGCTTCAACGAGACAGCGATGCGCTGATCGTCAGGCGGCTACCTGGGGTTTTGATTGGGTGAGGAGTTCATAAAGATCAGCTCGCAAACCGGACATCGTCAGGTCTCCATCTGTTGCGGCCTGGAGCTTTTTCGATAGCTCAAGCGACGGCTTCCGATGACCACCTGCAATTTGGTAGAGGTAGCCGACACTGGTGCCTGCCGCTGCCGCAACTCGATCGCGTTCAGATGCGGTCGCCTTCTTGAGCCACTCTTGCATTTGGGTGGTCATGGGTATTCTCCGATTGTCTCGCACAGAGTTTAGCCTTTAGCTAAATTGTTTAGCAAGCCAGAGTTTAGCTCCGAGAATATTTATCATTTAGCTAAGAGCTGCAATCATTAGCGCATGGATATTTACGCGATCAGAAAGCGCAACCTGGAAGCCCTTGCAGGCGACAGAAAGCGAAAAGAATGTGCAGAGAAATGGGGAACATCGTCGTCGGTGCTCAGCCAGATCCTGTCGAAGAACCCTGTCAGAAACTTGGGGGACGAACTCGCGCGCAGGATTGAGGCAGCGGAGGATTTGCCGAAGGGGTATTTGGATAACGTGCGTGACGATGCGATACGGGCCGAACCTGTTCCGCGCCACCCTCACTCAGAGTTACGCGACATTCACCTTTGGGATGACACCACGCCCATAGAGGATGATGAGATTTGCGTTCCGTTTCTGCGAGAGGTTGAACTGGCAGCGGGCTCGGGTCGGTTTACTGTCGAGGAAAGCCCCAACTCATTTCTACGCTTTGGCAAGCGCAGTCTTCGCCAAAATGGTGTTCAGTTTTCGAATGCCAAGTGCGTAACAGTTCGGGGGAACAGCATGCTCCCCGTTCTACGCGACGGGGCAACGGTCGGCGTAAACACCGGCGTGACCAGCGTCAGCGAGATTACTGATGGCGATCTCTATGCGATCAACCACAACGGCCAGTTGCGGGTGAAGCAGCTTTACCGCATACCGACCGGAATTCGTTTGCGCAGCTTTAATCGAGACGAGCATCCGGATGAGGACTACACCTTCCAGGATATCCAGGAAGAGCAGATCGTCATCATTGGTCACGTTTTTTGGTGGGGCATGTACGCTAGGTAGCAACAAAACCAAAACATTTTGATACAGAGGAATGGAATCCGTGAAGAAGTTGTTGACATTAGTAATCGTCGCAGTAGTTGCGATCGTGATTTACACCCAATTGACTATTTTCGTAGTGCCACCAATTGGAGCGGTTCCCGAAGGCCGCACCGTGATCATGCTGCGCCTGAATAAGACAAACTTCATTGATAGTGCAGACGCAATGTGTGAACGACTGCAGGGCAGTGTTAGCCTGCTTTGCAGAGGGGTAACAATGGGCGCGGTTGTGAGTAAGACTAAAATCATTGCGCGCTTACCATATTCGGAGTGGCTTTACCTAATCTCGACTGGCGGCAAGCATTACGAGCGGTAAAGATCCCGGTCGGAGAGAGCCCCCGTATTTACCCTACCCCGAACCGATCGACAGCCCGCCATTGAGCGGGCTTTTTGCGTTCGGAACTGGCTATGCCTTTCCACCGTATCTCTGCCAGGCTAGCAAGGACTCTTTCATTGCGTTTTTTTGCGACTCCGGAAGAACAAAGTCATGGTAATACTGGCGGCCGTCGTACCGTATCACGACCTTTTTAGCCGAAAGTATCGAATTCAGCATAGCCATGTCTTCGACCCTCGTGTCAGACCACTCCCAAATGCTGCCGGCCGCGTTATCACGCTCAAAATCTAGCTTTCCTAAATCGAAGACTTTGTCGTCAGCCTTGATAGTGACACTCTCAATAAAAAGCCAGCTATCAGCGTGGTAATTGAGCTTCATACGAAGCGGGTAGCTAGCTGCGGATCCATCTTTGACGCCAAAATATAACGTCATGTAGTTTTCAAGGAGGGGGACGGATTTATGCGACACCCAAGTGATACCCTTTATTTCATCTACGTTTTTAACCAAATTTGCGTCCAGGCGAGCTAACGCCTTTCGCTGCTCCTCTGCGGCCTTCTGAGCCTCAAGCTGCTTTGCCTTCTCTGCTGCAACGATTTTTTCATTAATCTCGGATAGCAGTTTTTTTGCTTCTTGAGCTTGCTCGGACTCGGGGAAGCGAGCGACCAATTCCGTGAGCGTCTCTTTCGCTATACCCAAACCAGAAGCACCGAACTCATTTTTGCCTCGGGCTAATAGCCGATGAGGTCCATTCCGCTCTGCCTCCAGCTCTGCACGCAGAGAGCCGACCTCTGCCTGTAGCTTTGTAACCTCTTGCTGAAGTTTCTCAGACTTTTCTTTATCAGCTTGGCCGCACCCTGAGATAAGAGCAGCAAGCCCGACTGCAACGATGATTTTCTGCATGAATCCATTCTCCTTTTGAGTCCTAGCATCTTATCAAAATGCCATCACGCCCCAAACTGCGCGAACTACACCGCCCTAAAAACCCGTCTGATCAGCGAGCTGATTGATCAGCACTGCATCACCGCATCAAAAAATATGCACAAGCTAAATTTTTTAGCAGAAAGATATTGACGCAATATTTAGCTTGGAGCTAAATTATGTTCAAGCCAGACAACACCGGCCCAGCAGCGAAAGCCGCGCCGCTCTTTTGCGACACCCCTTGCCGGATCACCACCGGCCCAGATTCAAAGGCAGCGATGAACCGGCCTAAACGGTTCAGAGGGTTGGCAACTGACCCGGGCGTGCAGCGTAAAACGTCGAAAGCAGTTATCCAGCGGGACAACAAGCCGAAAGGCCCGCGGCTGGAGGAACAACTTGAATGAGCCGGTCACCGACGCCAGTAGCGGGTAACCGGCAGCTCCAGAAATTTTCACGTCAGCGCCTGCATCGGGCGCTTTCGGAAGCCTACTGGATAGTAGTTATCGACGCTTGCCCATACCTGGAGCTCCACCATTAACGATGTGGACCCATCCAACGGGCTTAGATCGATCCGGAGCGGTAGGGAGATAGGTTTCGTTAATGTCTTTCGTACATGCAGGGCAAAGACTTGGGGGGCGTTCCCAGTCCACGTGAACTGAAAATTTGCTACCACACCGCCAACATATCTTCCGAAGCCATTTTGACTCAGGCTCGGTTGTAAATGGCTCCGTTCGCTTTGCTGGGGATACTGTCTTGGGCTTATTGGCTGCCTTGCTGGCCTTTTTCGCCTCTTTAATCGCCGCTTTCGCGGCCTTGCGGCTCAGCTTCGTGCCCTTCTGTTTGGCTACTTCTTGAAGCTCAATAATTTTGTTGAGCAGAGCGAATTCGGATCGGAGCTCTCGGGTTACATCGTCGAGTTCATGATCAGCCTTGTATGCCTGATCGAAAAGAACATCCATGTCGACCTCGGCAGCCTTGCGGGAGGCTAGATCAGAAAAGAACTTCTCTGACTCCTCGCTGAACCCCTGCCCCGGCACATGCACCGCTGGCTTGCTATCGCTGGACTTCTTTTTGAGCTTCACCCGCTGCGGCTTATCGGCGTCCATATGAAACCCCACTCCTTGGCCATATCGCAGAGTAGCAACTAGCCAGCAAAGTACGCCAGCCCACTGCGACGGCGGACGAGGTGTTAATCGAACTGAGCGAATGACCTGGTAAGCAGGTGCGAAGAACAAGAAGATTTATCGATGCCGCTTTTCTGAAGCGGCATCAATCCATAGCGCAGAGTACTCCTTGCCCTAAATCTCAGATGAAGGGGACAGTCAGGGAGCGCTCTGCGGTATGGATTGAACAATCGCCGAAGTAGAAAAAATGAATTAGCGACTTGCCCGCTCGGTCAAGAACTATGAACGCAGTAAATCTGACGAGGTGACAGCAATGACTATCCAAGCAGAGACACTCGTACAACTGACCGAAGCGCTCCAAGAGCGAGGCATGAATCTGGTTTCAGATGTTCACTTCACTCGCGCGCCGTATCGGGAAGATCACCGCTGGATTTGCATCGTAGAGTAACCATGCTCGTTGCCGGCGGCTAGGACTAAGACTCCACCGCCGGCCCCACTAAAGCGCTACACCGTTATCCCTCCCTACACCTTTCGACACCACCCGAATGCACTCCCCTCCGCGCCCAACGGCAACCAGCGGAGCGAACGAGTGCATCCGAGTTTTGTTGGATCAACACCCCGCCACCACGGAGGCGACCATGGCAACCAGCTATGCAGACAGTGCGCAGGCCCGAGAGTGGGACAGGCGCTACGACGATTGGGGGCGCCCGAAAGCGCCGAAGCCTGAAGACTTCCACGACTACGAGGCCGCGGTATTGAAGTGCACTCAGTTGCAGCAGCAGGCCGCGGCGCAGGAACTGATCGACCGCAAGGCCCGAGCCAAGCGCGTCGCAGCAGCTGTCGTCGCCTACGGCGAATTCTGGGGGCTGAAATGAACATCCAGCAGCGTGACCATCAGACAGCGATCACCTGGATCGAGGGTGAGATCAACAACATGATTCGCGACCTCGGCCAACCTAACGCCAGCGCTGCGGCGACTTCCTGCATCACGTTGGCGTTCATGCTTCGAGCCATCGACGACGCAGAGCATCGCCACTACCGCGCTCGCATTGATCAGATTTACGCCTCTTACAACGCTTCAGTCACGCAAGGAGCTGCAGCATGACCACGCCAATCGTAACAACGCTGGTTGATGAGCAACTGGCGGACATCGAGCGCAAGATCGCCGTACTGGGTTTCGGCCTCCCCTTCAACGAGGTGATCGGCCGCAAGCGCGAGGATCTGGTGGACCACCTCCCGCAGCGTCTGTCGGTGACCATGAAAGGCGGACGCATCGCCGTGAGGGCCAGGCCATGAAGATCATGTTTTGGGTTCTCGCCGGCGGTTTGCTGATCGTGATGGCCAGCTACAACGTGGCGCGCGATTCCTCCAGCACCTGCCAGCCGCCGCAGTCGACCACCTACAAGGTGTTCCAGTGACCAGCCGCCAGTGGGCGCGGCGCCTGATCATCTGGCGCGGTGCGTTCTCTTGCCTCGGCGTTTTCACCTTCCTGATGCTGCTCAGCGCCCTCGCCGACCGCATCACTCAATAAACCAAGCATTCAATCGCTGCGCTGGGCGCGGCAAGGATTCCCCATGTCCGCAGTAATGAAACAGGCTGACCATCTGCCAGCCATCTCCGAGGACGCGCTCGTCGAAGTGCTGAGCGGAAGCCTGTATCCAGGCGCGGCGCACAACTCTGTAGTGATGGTGCTGGCCTACTGCAAGGCGGCTCAGCTCGATCCGATGCTCAAGCCGGTGCACATCGTTCCCATCTACCAAAAAGGCCGCGGGATGGTCGACACGGTCATGCCCGGTATCGGCCTTTACCGCATTCAGGCTGCGCGCACCGGTCAATACGCCGGAATCAGCGATCCGGAGTACGGGCCATCGATCACAGCAAAGTTGGGCGGCGTTGAAGTCACTTATCCAGAGTGGTGCCGAGTGACCGTCAAAAGGCAGATGTCGAACGGCCTTGTCGCCGAGTTCACCGCTAATGAGCGCTGGCTCGAAAACTACGCCACGGCAGCCAAAGACACCATTGCGCCGAACTCCATGTGGAAGCGCCGCGCCTTCGCCCAGCTGGCGAAGTGTGCCGAGGCTCAGGCACTGCGCAAGGCCTTTCCAGAGGTCGGATCTGCTCCCACGGCGGATGAAATGGAAGGCAAGTCGTTCGAAGAGCCAGCAAAGGACATTTCACCGACACGACAAACCCAGCAAGAGCCGGATGCGAAACCTGATTACCCCGACGAGCTTTTGGCGGCAAACATCGAAAAGTGGCAGCCGCTCATTGACGCGGGTCGCACCAGTCCGGAACACATCATCGCCAACGTCAGTAGCAAATACACGCTACGCGACGACCAGATCGAAACCATCCATAACCTGAAAGCCATCGACGGAGACACAGCATGAAAATTCACAACGTAGCTCAAGGCTCCGCCGAGTGGCATGCACTCCGCGCCCAGCACTTCACCGCCTCCGAGGCCCCAGCAATGATGGGAGCCTCGAAGTACCAAACCCGTTCCGAGCTGCTGACGCTGAAAAAAACCGGAATTGCGCCGGAAGTCACCCAAGCTCAGCAGTACATCTTCGACAAAGGCCACGCCACTGAAGCGCTGGCCCGGCCACTGGTTGAAGTCATGATCGGCGAAGAGCTGTACCCGGTTGTAGGTACCGACGGAAACCTGCTCGCCTCTATGGACGGCGCGACGATGCTCGGCGAGACGCTTTTCGAGCACAAGCTCTGGAATGAATCGCTGGCTGCCCAGGTTCGTGCCGAAAATCTGGAGCCGCATTACTACTGGCAGCTTGAACAGCAACTGCTGGTGAGCGGCGCCGAGCGTGTGATCTTTGTTTGCTCAGACGGTACCCCTGAAAACTTCGTGCACATGGAGTATCGGCCTGTCGCTGGCCGGGCCGCGCAGTTGGTGGAAGGCTGGAAACAGTTCGAGGCCGACCTGGCCAACTTCGAATTGGCCGAGGCGCCTTCTATTGTCGTCGGCAAGGCCCCGGACGAGCTGCCAGCGCTACGCATCGAACTGACTGGCATGGTCACCGCGAGCAACCTAAAAGTGTTCGAGGAATCGGCACTGGCGGTGATCGACTCCGTGAAGACCGAGCTGACTACAGATCAGGACTTCGCCGACGCCAAGAAGGCCGTGAAATGGTGCGGCGATGTTGAAGAGGCCGTGGCGACGGCGAAGAAACAGGCACTATCTCAAACCCAGACCATTGACGACCTGTTTTCCTCACTGGATCGGATCAGCGCTCACGCTCGCGAGACTCGACTGAAGGTCGACAAACTGGTGAAGGCTCAAGAGCTGCTGGTGAAGACCAACATCAAGCAGAAAGCAGAGCAGTCGCTGACAGACCATATCGCGGCGATCAACAAGACGCTGGGCCGGGTCACCATGCCGGTAGTCGCCGCAGACTTCGCCGGCGTCATGAAGAACAAGCGAACGATCGCCAGCTTGCAGGACGCTGTAGATACTGAGCTGGCCCGCGCGAAAATCGCCGCGAGCCAGGCCGCCGACGCGATTCGCCTGAACCTGGCCAGCTTGGCTGAGCTGGCGGCCGACTACGCTTTCCTGTTTAACGATATTCAGCAACTGGTGATGAAGGCAAACGACGATTTGATCACGCTGATCAAATTGCGGATTTCGGAACACCAGAAGGCCGAGGAGCAGAAAGCCGAAGCCCAGCGCGAGCAGATCCGCCAGCAGGAGCTGAAGCGAATCGAGGACGAGGCAAAGGCCAAGGCGCCGATCGAACAGGCTCCAGTTGCCAGCCCGGCACCGATGAAAGCTGCGGCGCCAGTTCAGTCAGCCTCGAAACCATCGACTGCAACCGCGACGCCGGTGAACCTGCAGGCTGAAGTGTTCGATCTGGAATCGCTGATCAAAGCTGTCGCCTACGGCCAAGCGCCTATTTCGGTGCTGACCGTGGACTGGGAGGCACTCGACGCAATGGTCGCCGCCCAGGGCGCTAAGTTCAGCATGGCCGGCGTCAAGCTGGTCAAGGTGGCCGCATGATCAGCAACCACCTCAACCTGGTGGAGCAGCACCGGCCGGACGCTGAGGCGATCTCTGAACGAGTCGCCCAGTACCTGGCCGCCGGCGGGCGGATCGACCAACTTAAAAGTCCGCCGCGAAATCCGCTGCCACCGCCCCGCTCCAACAAAATAGACCCTGAAACGGTCCTCAAGCGGCGCCCGAAGCCGATTTCGGCCGCCGACCGCAAGGCCCTACGCAGAATGGCGGACTCGCTATGAAGTCGAAACGCAAACCCAACAACGGCTTCGCCCGGGCTGAACGCAGCTGCCGGGCGCTGCTGCGCACCAACCACGTTGCGGTGGTGAACATCGACCCCAGCGGCTGCCAGATCATGGCGAACTGGAAGAGCTGCAAGCAGATCCGCAGTCTGGCGATCGCCAACGCGATCTTCGATTTCTCCTACCGCTGGACGATCTACATCGGCGCCATGTGTCGCGACGAGCGCGGCGCCGAGTACATCAAGTCGGTCGAGATCTCGCCCGAGGGCATCTACAAGGTCGAGCGCCTGACCGATGCCATCGAGCATTACTACTTGGAGCTGCGCAACAGCGCCAACCCGAACCATCTGGTGGCGTCAGGCTGGATCGCCATTCCGGACGAGGTTTCGATGGATGAAGCCCAAGCCGCGAAGCTGTTCTACGTCGCCGGCGCCTGGCATCAGGTGAAGGTCGCAGCGTGAGACGAACCATCAACCGGGCGGCCACGCGCCGCCGACAGACCTGGCTGGACTTGCCGGCCAGCGGAATTGAAGAGGTAGGCCATGGCCAAGAGCAACGCGGAACGGTCAGAGAAAGCCGCGGCGAAGAGGAAGAGCCGCGGCGAAGTAGAGGTTCGGTTCCACACCCTGCCCGCTACGCGCCAAGCTCTTGCTGAGCTGATGGCCTGGAGCGGCATCGAGGAACAGGGCGAGGCCATCACGCTTATGATTCACCACCTGCATGGCCTTGGCCCGGGCGGCGCCCTTCCCTTACTCACGCCGCCGCGACACGAATACGTCATTCCCGAAAACGTGTCGCGGAAATTGAAACTTGCCTACAACCGCGAGGCCCTGCGGATCAGGCTCGACGATTAAGCCAACAGTTGCTGTTTGAGGTTTTGGGCGTTCACGTCATGGTTCTGCACATAGACCTCTGCAACCCATCCTTTCGTGACGTTGCGGTATTGGCAACCGCCCATTGTGTAGCCGTCAGACCACGTCATTTGATCCCCGAGCTCAATCTCATGCGATGAAAGCATCTCGATGATCGTGTATCCGTTCTGATCTTCAACCCATACGCCCACCATTCCCCGGCGCGGGTTTATCGCTCGAACAACGCCGTGTGTTTGCATCGCCTGCTCTCCTTGATCCGGCCCCATGCCGGGCCGAACACAAATACCCCACTTCTACGAATCACGCCAGCCGGCGAAGCCCCCTGGTGCACGGAGGAACAATGAATGAGCTGGCTCTTTTCGCAGGCTCTGGTGGCGGAATACTCGGAGGCCATCTCCTCGGGTGGCGCACCGTCTGCGCCGTTGAGCGTGATGCCTACTCAGCACAAGTTTTGGCGCAACGACAAAACGATCGAGCCCTCCCAACTTTCCCGATTTGGTCTGACGTGTGCAGTTTTGACGGAAAGCCATGGCGAGGCCTTGTTGACGTGGTTTCTGGCGGATTCCCGTGTCAGGACATTTCAGCTGCCGGGACTGGCGCCGGTATTGACGGCGCGCGCTCCGGGCTCTGGCGTGAAATGGCGAGAATCGTTGGCGAGGTACGACCTGAGCTCGTCTACCTGGAAAACTCACCTCTGCTTGTGGGAAGAGGACTTGCACTGGTCCTCAGTGACCTTGCCGAAATGGGGTATGACGCGCAGTGGTGCATTGTTTCAGCATCCGACTGCGGAGCGCCCCATCAGCGGGACAGGATTTGGCTTGTTGCCAACGCCGTTGGCAGGAGACAGCCGGCGCGGCGACTGCCAGTCGGAACGCAATCGTCGATCACCGAGCTTGGTCTCGGCAGCGCGACTATGGCCCACGCCGACTTCGACGGAATGCAGCGGCGGATCGCAGAGCGTCCAAAAACGGAAAGCGGGCGGCCACCACATTCGATTGAGGGATGCAGTCCACACCTGGCCGACGCCTGTGGCAAGCATGGCGAAGGGGTCGTCGCCGGCGGCGCTGACACGCAAGTCTGGGGCCGACCGATCGAACGACCGGCTGGATCACGCGGTGATGGCTTCCGACGGTGGCCAACTGAACCCGGAATGGGTCGAGTGGCTGATGGGGTGGCCCATCGGGTGGACCGCATTAAAGCCCTTGGCAATGGACAAGTTCCGCGAGTGGCGGCAACAGCATTCAACATTCTTGTCTGATCCTAAAGATCAAACATAGTCGACAATATGGACGTCGAAGCTGCCGTTAACTCTAATAGCTTTCTTTATTTTAGCAGTTGGGAAATGTTGGGAAACTATGCCGACGATGGCATTTTCATGCTCTTGCGTAATTTTCTCTCCCAGTATAACTGACACAACGGCTGATGTTGGATAAGGAAGAATAACCCCGGCGCAGTTGTCTCGCGAGCAACACTCAATCAAACGCAATTCTTCTTCGTAGCTCCACGCCAAGGGCTTTGTAGCCAGCATTTTTTGGTATAGCTCTTGAAGCTGGGAATAAGCATCTTCTATACCAGCTTCATATAGGGATAATTCCCACTTTCTGTCCTCATCAAAACGCTTTGACAAGGCATCAACTTCAACGAAAGCTTCATTATTAAAATACCACTGATCATGCAGAACGGCCATCACAGACGCGTCGACTACAGAAGGTGTTTCGACATATGAGACATCATATATTTTGGCATTACCCAACGAGTCAGCGATCTCGCGTCTATCAAATCCGACGCAAAACCCCCGCAGCCCGTCAGCGTAATGTGCCCACATGAGAAGGTTATCTGGCCTTCTGCTGAAGCATGTGATTCGAGCGCAGTCGATGTAGTGCTCAATATCTGGCTCACCACCATCTAAGCTAAAGACGTAGTCTTCATAGTACTCGAGCGCGTCCTTGTCATCTATTTTCTCAAAGCCCCACGCTCGCAGGACATCCGCAAACCGACCCGAAGTATCACCTAGCTGAGGAAAACCTTTTCGAACTTCGCATCGACACTCGAAGGGGTCATTAAAAGCAGAATGATGATTTAAGTAGAAAGTGCTATTGCGGAGGTTGTTTAAGGACCAGCCATCAACTCTGAAATATTTAAACAATCGACCGCTCCCTTTTATCTCTGTCTAAATAACAGATTAGCTCAGACAGCCAGTAACCACCTAACTCAAGAAGATCCGATCGACGAGGACGCCCCATGCCCACAGAAAACAAACCGGCTGACCCATTCGGCCCGAACGGCCGCACCTTCCACATTCACCTGAGCGTGCGCGGCGCGCTGCGTGACTTCAGCAAGCGCCAGCTCAAAGGCATGTTCCGCATGGAGGGTGGTCGCGAATGCACCGCCGATGAGGCGAAGGATCATCTACTCGAGGCCTTGGCCCAAGGCAAAGAAGTTCTGCCATTCGGGCCGCCCTGTGAGGGTTTCGATTTTGCCGGCAACGGTTGCCTAGGACACGAAACGGAGGCCGCATGATCAACTTTCTCTGGCGCCTGATCGCCAAGCTCCTAGCCCGCCCGGCCGTCGCCGACTGGCTCATCGCCCGCGCCAAGCTCACCCCGTACCAACACATCATGTCCGCCGACGGCACCGAGATGTACATGGGCCGCTGGTGGCTGTTCAACCCCTACAGCCGGGAGACGCACAAGCCAGCGCTGTGGTGGTGCCCGTGGTCGTTCCGCATTCACCACATCCTGCGGCCGGACGAAGACCGGGATCTGCACGATCACCCGTGGAACGCCCGGACCATCATCCTGCGCGGCTGGTACATCGAGCAGCGCCAAATCATGTGGCGCCGTCGAGCGACCGGAGAAACCGCCCGCCTCAACCACGGCGAATACCACCGCATCGACCAGGTATCACCCGGCGGCGTCATCACCCTCTTCATCACCAGCAAGTGGCGCGGTGACTGGGGATTCCTCGTAAACGGTGTGAAGGTGCCTTGGCGCACCTACACCGGTACCGACAATTGA